AGTGAAATACCTCCCTTTTGTGGATTTATCTGTTTGTCGACTTTTTATGTTGGTGGTGAGTGTTGTGCAGCCTGAGCTTCCTGATGGTCGTGATTGGTGTGGGGAGACGCGTCGTTGGTGGCGTGTGTGGGGTGAGGATAGTCGCGCGCAGTACGTGTCTGATGAGGAGTGGCTGTTTCTCATGGATGCTGCGGTGATTCATGATTGTGTGTGGCGTGAGGGTCGCGCGGATTTGGTGGCTTCGCTTCGTGCTCATGTGAAGGCTTTTATGGGTATGTTGGATCGGTATTCGGTTGATGTGGTGTCTGGTGGTCGTGGTGGGGGTTCTGCGGTGGCGATGATTGACCGGTATAGGAAGCGTAAAGGGGCCTAATGTCGAGCGTTGTTGGTTCTCAGGTGCCTCGTCATCGTGTGGCTGCGGCGTATTCGGTGTCTGCTGGCGGTGATGCTGGGGAGTTGGGTCGTGTGTATGGGTTGACGCCTGATCCGTGGCAGCAGCAGGTGTTGGATGATTGGCTGGCTGTCGGTAGCAATGGCAGGCTTGCTTCGGGTGTGTGTGGTGTGTTTGTGCCTCGCCAGAATGGCAAGAATGCGATCCTTGAGGTTGTGGAGTTGTTTAAGGCGACTATTCAGGGTCGCCGTATTTTGCATACGGCTCACGAGTTGAAGTCGGCTCGTAAGGCGTTTATGCGGTTGAGGTTGTTTTTTGAGAATGAGCGGCAGTTTCCTGACTTGTATCGTATGGTGAAGTCGATTCGGGCGACGAATGGCCAGGAGGCTATTGTGTTGCATCATCCGGATTGTGCCACGTTTGAGAAGAAGTGTGGCTGTCCGGGTTGGGGTTCGGTGGAGTTTGTGGCTCGTTCTCGGGGTTCTGCTCGCGGGTTTACGGTTGATGATTTGGTGTGTGATGAGGCTCAGGAGTTGTCGGATGAGCAGTTGGAGGCTTTGCTTCCTACGGTAAGTGCTGCCCCGTCTGGTGATCCGCAGCAGATTTTTCTTGGCACGCCGCCTGGGCCGTTGGCGGATGGTTCGGTTGTGTTGCGTTTGCGTGGGCAGGCTTTGTCGGGTGGTAAAAGGTTTGCGTGGACGGAGTTTTCGATTCCTGACGAGTCTGATCCGGATGATGTGTCGCGGCAGTGGCGGAAGTTGGCGGGTGACACTAATCCGGCGTTGGGGCGTCGCCTGAATTTTGGGACTGTGTTGGATGAGCATGAGTCGATGTCTGCTGCCGGGTTTGCTCGGGAGCGGCTTGGCTGGTGGGATCGTGGCCAGTCTGCTGCGTCTGTGATTCCTGCGGATAAGTGGGCTCAGTCTGCGGTGGATGAGGCGGCTCTGGTTGGCGGGAAAGTGTTTGGTGTCTCGTTTTCTCGTTCTGGGGATCGGGTTGCTTTGGCGGGTGCCGGCCGGACTGATGCTGGGGTTCATGTTGAGGTTATTGATGGGCTGTCGGGAACGATTGTTGATGGTGTGGGCCGGTTGGCTGACTGGTTGGCGGTTCGTTGGGGTGATACTGACCGGATCATGGTTGCCGGGTCTGGTGCGGTGTTGTTGCAGAAGGCGTTGACGGATCGTGGTGTTCCGGGCCGTGGCGTGGTGGTTGCCGATACTGGGGTGTATGTGGAGGCGTGTCAGGCGTTTTTGGAGGGTGTCAGGTCGGGTGTGATCAGTCATCCTCGTGCTGATTCGAGGCGTGACATGTTGGATATTGCTGTGAGGTCGGCTGTGCAGAAGAAGAAAGGTTCTGCGTGGGGTTGGGGTTCCTCGTTTAAGGATGGCAGTGAGGTGCCTTTGGAGGCTGTGTCGCTGGCGTATCTTGGTGCGAAAACAGTTAAAGTGAAGCGGCGTGAACGGTCTGGCAGGAAGCGGGTGTCTGTGGTATGAACTCGGATGAGTTGGCTCTGATTGAGGGCATGTTTGATCGTATCCAAAGGTTGTCTTCGTGGCATTGCCGTATTGAGGGCTACTATGAGGGCTCGAGCCGGGTGCGTGATTTGGGGGTGGCTATTCCTCCGGAGTTGCAGCGTGTGCAGACGGTGGTGTCGTGGCCTGGTATAGCTGTGGATGCTTTGGAGGAGCGTCTGGATTGGCTTGGCTGGACGAATGGTGACGGCTACGGCCTGGATGGTGTGTATGCTGCGAATCGGCTATCAACCGCGTCATGCGACGTCCACCTTGATGCACTAATTTTTGGGTTGTCGTTTGTTGCGATCATTCCTCATGGTGATGGTATGGTGTCGGTTCGTCCGCAGTCACCAAAGAATTGTACGGGCAAGTTTTCGGCTGACGGGTCTCGTTTGGATGCTGGCCTTGTGGTGCAGCAGACGTGTGATCCTGAGGTTGTTGAGGCGGAGTTGTTGCTTCCTGATGTGATTGTTCAGGTGGAGCGGCGGGGTTCGCGTGAGTGGGTTGAGACGGGCCGTATCGTGAATAGTCTTGGTGCGGTTCCGTTGGTGCCTGTTGTGAATCGTCGCCGTACGTCTAGGATTGATGGCCGTTCGGAGATTACGAGGTCTATTCGTGCTTACACTGATGAGGCTGTTCGTACTCTGCTTGGGCAGTCTGTGAATCGTGACTTCTACGCCTACCCGCAAAGGTGGGTTACGGGCGTGTCGGCTGACGAGTTTTCGCAGCCTGGCTGGGTCCTGTCGATGGCTTCTGTGTGGGCTGTGGATAAGGATGATGACGGTGACACTCCGAATGTGGGGTCGTTTCCTGTCAATTCTCCTACACCGTATTCGGATCAGATGCGGCTGTTGGCGCAGTTGACGGCTGGGGAGGCTGCGGTTCCGGAACGCTATTTCGGGTTTATCACGTCTAACCCGCCATCTGGGGAGGCGCTTGCGGCTGAGGAGTCGCGGCTTGTGAAGCGTGCTGAACGCAGGCAGACGTCGTTTGGTCAGGGCTGGCTGTCGGTTGGTTTCCTGGCGGCTAAGGCGTTGGATTCGAGTGTTGATGAGGCCGATTTTTTTGGTGATGTTGGTTTGCGTTGGCGTGATGCTTCAACCCCGACTCGGGCGGCTACGGCTGATGCTGTGACGAAGCTTGTTGGTGCCGGTATTTTGCCTGCTGATTCTCGTACGGTGTTGGAGATGTTGGGGCTTGATGATGTGCAGGTTGAGGCTGTGATGCGTCATCGTGCTGAGTCGTCTGACCCGTTGGCGGCACTGGCTGGGGCTATATCGCGTCAAACTAACGAGGTATGATAGGCGATGGCTTCGGGGGCTATGTCGAGGCTTGCTGCGACTGAGTATCAGCGTGAGGCGGTCAGGTTTGCTGGGAAGTATGCGGGCTATTATGCCGAGCTGGGTCGTTTGTGGCGTTCCGGGAAGATGACAGATGCGCAGTATGTGCGTTTGTGTGTGGAGTTGGAGCGTGTCGGCCATGATGGTTCGGCATCGTTGGCTGCCAGGTTTGTGTCGGATTTTCGCCGGTTGAATGGTGTGGATCCGGGTTTGATTGTGTATGACGAGTTTGATGCTGCGGCGGCTTTGGCTAGGTCGTTTTCGACGATGAAGATTCTTGAGAGTGACCCGGATAGGGCGAATGACACGATTGATGCGATGGCTGCGGGTGTTAATCGGGCTGTCATGAATGCTGGCCGTGACACGGTTGAGTGGTCGGCGGGTGTGCAGGGTAGGTCGTGGCGTCGGGTGACTGATGGTGATCCGTGTGCTTTTTGTGCCATGTTGGCTACGAGGTCGGATTATACGACTAAGGAAAGGGCGCTTACTACTGGTCATACTCGGCGTCATAAGCGTGGTGGTAAGCGTCCGTTTGGTTCGAAGTATCATGATCATTGTGGTTGTACGGTGGTTGAGGTTGTTGGCCCTTGGGAGCCAAATAGGGCTGATGCCGGGTATCAGCGGGTTTATGAGAAGGCTCGTGAGTGGGTTGATGATCATGGGTTGCAGCAGTCGCCTGGCAATATTTTGAAGGCTATGCGTACTGTTGGCGACATGAGATGATGGTTTCCGGTTGTGTGCCGCCGGTTATCGGTGCACAGGGTTGTCTCCCGCACGGGGGTCAACAATGTTGTGTTGTTTTCCGCAAGGAGTGTAGGGTTAGGCTATGGCCGATCAAAAAGTTGAAGAACAGAATGTTGACAATGATGCTGTTGAGCCCGGAAAGGGTGGAGACATTGTTGATGTTGTGAAGGATGGGCAGGCTGCCGGCGATGATCATGCCGGTGATGTTTCCGTGAAGGGTGAGGCTTCTGGGTCGTCTGGCACGGATTGGAAGGCTGAGGCTCGTAAGTGGGAGTCTCGTGCTAAAAGTAATTTTGCCGAGTTGGAGAAGCTTCGCGCCTCGGATGGTGATGCGGTGTCTGTGATTGATGATCTTCGCCGCAAGAATGAGGAACTCGAAGACCGGATCAATGGGTTTGTTCTTGAGGGTGTGAAGCGCGAGGTGGCTGTCGAGTGTGGCCTTTCGGGTGATGCTGTCGCTTTCTTGCACGGTAGCGATCGTGAAGCACTGGTGGAGTCTGCTAAGGCTTTGAAAGGTTTGATTGACCATAGTAGTGGTGGCGCGGGTGTGCGCCGTCTTGCGGGGAGTGCCCCCGTTGATGATGTTAAACGACGTGAGGGTGTCGCGTTTGTGGATGCTCTTGTCAATAATTCTAGGAGATGATTTGTGATGGCTGACGATTTTCTTTCTGCAGGGAAGCTTGAGCTTCCTGGTTCTATGATTGGTGCGGTTCGTGACCGTGCTATCGATTCTGGTGTTTTGGCGAAACTGTCGCCGGAGCAGCCGACTATTTTCGGGCCCGTGAAGGGTGCCGTTTTTTCGGGTGTTCCTCGCGCTAAGATTGTTGGTGAGGGCGAGGTTAAGCCTTCCGCGTCTGTTGATGTTTCGGCGTTTACTGCGCAGCCTATCAAGGTTGTGACTCAGCAGCGTGTCTCGGACGAGTTTATGTGGGCTGATGCTGATTACCGTCTGGGTGTTTTGCAGGATCTGATTTCCCCGGCTCTTGGTGCTTCGATTGGTCGCGCCGTGGATCTGATTGCTTTCCACGGTATTGATCCTGCCACTGGTAAAGCGGCTGCCGCTGTGCATACTTCGCTGGATAAGACGAAGCATATTGTTGATGCCACGGATTCTGCTACGACCGATCTGGTCAAGGCTGTCGGCCTTATCGCTGGGGCCGGTTTGCAGGTTCCTAACGGTGTTGCTTTGGATCCCGCGTTCTCGTTTGCCCTGTCTACTGAGGTGTATCCGAAGGGGTCTCCGCTTGCCGGCCAGCCTATGTATCCTGCCGCCGGGTTTGCCGGTTTGGATAATTGGCGCGGCCTGAATGTTGGTGCTTCTTCGACTGTTTCTGGCGCCCCGGAGATGTCGCCTGCCTCTGGTGTTAAGGCTATTGTGGGTGATTTCTCTCGTGTTCATTGGGGGTTCCAGCGTAACTTCCCGATCGAGCTTATCGAGTATGGTGACCCGGATC